CATTTTATGGCCCTAACGCCATTTATAGAAGAAGGTTAAGAGGTCCCTTTCCAGTTGGGACTTCTCCTCCTTATGACCAAAAGGTCGATAATTCGGCCTATTGGAAACCGTGGACAGGGGTTCAGACAACTGAATCCGAGAACCATTGGGGCTGGGATCAGGGTTTCGTCATGGATGGCGAAATCCGAAATTACGAGCCCCAGGATCGTGGAGGTAATTTTACCTCTCAGAAAACCTACTTGTGTCTCCATATTATGTGGAGCCACAGTTTGTAGATTCTGGGTGGGTTAAGGAGCAACCTAACAATGCCTGGGAGTATAGGGAGACCGCTGAAAGCGCTCTCCTTCCTCTCAGTATTGATAAGATGCCCTTTCCTCCAAGCGGGAGATCTAGCGAATCAGATCTCGAGAAGCTAGGTACAACGGCAATTGCTCGTTGTGCCCCCACGAACCAAGTCGCCCAACTTGCTGTCGCACTGACCGAGCTTTACCGTGATGGTTTGCCCAAAGTTTTGGGTCATGCCACTTGGAAAGCTAGGGTAGACGGAGCTCGCAAAGCTGGAAGTTCTGCGAGTAACGAATACCTTAACGTTCAGTTCGGTTGGCAACCTCTTATCTCTGATATCAAGGATGTTAGTCTTGGTATCAAACGTTCTGATGATATCTATAATAGATATCTCAGTAACGCTGGTAAGAGGGTTAGGCGACGTTATGTGTTCTCACCAGTTGAAAGCACCGTTAATACCACTGTTGCTGCCAATGCCACCCCTGTCCTTGTGGGTGGTCGTGACAGTACAAAATGGCATAACGGCGCTTACAACCTAGGGACCGTCGTTCGTTCTCGTTACACACTCAGAAGACAATGGTTTTCTGGGGCCTTTTCCTACCACATCCCTAAACAGGATGATAGTTGGTTGGGGCACGTGGAACGAGCTAGCAGCGTTCTCGGGCTTAAAATAAATGCCGAGACGCTGTGGAACGTCACTCCCTGGAGCTGGGCCGTCGACTGGT